AAAAAAGAATCCCATTTCAGCATCCCATGGTTTACCTTCGTCACCTGCATCAAATGCTATTCGTGTACGATTAAATTTTTGTGGTGCAGTACCAAGTAATTTACCCCAAGACTTGTAAACTTCAGCACCTATTTCTGGAAATGGAATATAAGAAGATAAGGTGTCAGAAAACTGATGTCTTTGTTTTGTGGAGTAAAGCAAGTCCATAGTAATTTGTGCTGCTTTTTTACCTAATATAAGATTTAAATCGTCTATATTATTTATTTCTCCACCAAAACCTACTTCTCTGTATGTTGTTATTTCATCAACTATATCTCCTAATAAATTGTCACCAACTTTACTACCACGCAATGATGCTTCTGCACCTTTTAAGAAATCTAGTGCAGTTTGTTCGTCCATATCTTTTATTGCTTCAATACCACTTTCATAAAAACTATATCTCCACAATGGGTCACGATTTGCAATATCTGATGGTCCTGTAAGAAATGTTGTATATAGTTTTTCTAATAATAAATCCATTCTTCCTGCAGCAGCGTCTAAACCACCTCGTGATTTAAATTTATTATTTAAAGACAAATATGCACCATTTACTTTGTTAGGAAATAAATTAATATCTTTTTTAAACAACTTCCAAACATCTTTGTAATATTTACCTACTTGTCCTTGCACTGTACGCATACCACCACCTTGTGATGCTATAGTCCATGCTTCTACCCAATCTTGACCATTTACAAAACCACCATTTTTAAGAAAATTTAATGCTGAACTTGAACCTTTGTCAAAATTAAATTTATACAAAGGATATGTCATAACACCATCTGTAAATCTAATTTGTGTTGCCCAATCCTCTGTACGAGGTGTACCACTAATTGGGTCAAGTATAGAAAACTCACCACCAATATGTCTTGATATTCTATAACCTAATGCTTCTAAATTATTTCTTAAAGCAACAGGATTGTCTAATTGTTCTTTTGCTTCTCTACCTCTTAAATCTGCTTCTTTTACCATCTTCTGCATAATTTGTTTACCATCATAAGATTTTAATAAATACTCCATAGTGTCATCTACACCATCGTTAATTAATCTTGCAGTTACAGGATTTTTAGCTAACAACAAAAGTTGATGTACCCAGTTTCTTATATAATCTGGTTGTGTTTGACCATTAACAATTTTATCGTAACCTGTGTAAACGCCATCTAAATTATTTCCTTTTACAGGCTCAAAAAATTGATTCATAGCTTTTCTTGACATTGCTTGTAAATAATTTTCAGTCAATGGTAACCAACTACCATCAGGAGCTATATTACCTATACCTCTTTTGTCTCTTCTAATAATTTTTGCTACATCAAAATTTGTATCAAACAATGCTTCCATAACTGCTTTTCTTGTAACTATATCTTGTGTAGCAGCATTTCTTAATGTTTCTTTGTTAGGAGCATTTTTGTTTACAAACCAAAGCAAATTGTCATCTGTGTCTATAACTTTTTTCCACATTTTTAAATCGTCAGAGTTTAATAAGTTAGCTAGAAATACTTCTCCAACAGTATCATCAGGTATATAAGCACTAAGTTGTTTACCTTTTATACCTAATGTAGACAAACCTACTAATGCTTTTTCAATATTCTTAGGTGTAACATCAGTCAATTTATTTAAATATACTGATACATCTAAATATAATCTGTTGTCAACTTCATCTAGCCACCAACCTAAAACATGATTTTCTTTGTTTAAATATTTTTGCCTTATTGCTGCTTGTGCATCATCTTTAAGAAAATTAATTAATAATGGTTCTAGCAACTCTTCTAAATTTGTTCCAGGACTTTTACCTAATGCGTTTGCTAATTCTCCTACAGCAAAATCAACACCAAGGTTTTTATATGGACTAACAGCACCAAATTGTGGTGGATTTAATTGTCCTGTCTTCATATCTATAGAACCACCTGTTCTGTTGTTAGCTATAGCTCTTGCAATACTATTGCCATCTGTTGTTGTTTCTTTTAATAAACCAGAACCTTGTTTTAATGCTGTTATAATTTCTAATCCTTGTTCTTTAAATATATAATCTCTTGCATCATTACCTGCAACAACCCACGCTACATAATCATCTGATGCCATGCCTACTTCGTTAACACCAATTTTTATATGTTTTAAAATATTTTCTATTTGTGGATATTCAATAGAAGCAGCTTTTATAAATTCTGGTCCTAATATTTCTTCTGTAAAAGGTTGTTCTTTTTTTAATATTCTTGTTCCCCACAACACTTTGCCATAAGCATCTTGCATTTCTAAAGATTTTCCTGCTGCTAATTTAAAAGCATAATATGATAAAGGATGATTTAAACCTACACCTGAACCACTAAATATAATTCTTAATGCTTCTTCTGGTATAACTCTTGTGACCAATGCAGGTCTTAACATCCATACTGGTTTCAATACTCTTTGCAAAAGTAAATCTTCATAAAGATAACCCATAGTAGTTTGACTTGATGGAGTCATTCTTCCTGTTCTAGGGTCAGGTTTTAATCTTTTGCCATAGATTCGTTTTAATAATCTTGTATACGCTTCTTCTGTACTACCTTCTATAAATTCTCTTTTTGCAGATTTTTTTGCTCCAACAATTTTTCTAAACAATGGAAAATATGCTTCTAGTTCTGCATAATCAATTAAGGGAATATAATTGTCTATATATTCAGAAATCATCTGTGCTGTAGGTGTAGCTTCCCAAACTATTTCTTCTTCACCATTTGGTTTTTTTCTTGTTGTTTTTATTTTGTATTTGACTCCTGGATAAGCTAGTTGTTTACCATCTTCTGTAGTAAGATACCTTTTTAAATCAGATTCATTAGCAAGAAAATCCATTGTTTCTGCTAACTCTTCTCTAAAATCTTCTAAGTCTGGATTTCGTTCTACTATTTTATCTTTAATGTCTGCGTATACCTTTCTTACTGTTGTTAACATGTCATCTGTTGCATCAGTATCTAATATATCGTTTAAATATTTATTTCTAGCATCTCTACTAAATCTTGCAGCTTTCATTAATCCATCTAAACTTCTAGCACTTTCTCCAACATTGTTTATAGACAACAATCTATCAGGTGATAAATCAAAATATCTGGATAATCTTCTAGGTAATGTTCTACGCAAATCTGCACCAACACCTATAATTCCTGTAAATAAATTATCTTCTGCATTTTTTGTAAATACTGCTTTTGATTTATTAATTCCTTTTAATATATTTCTTGCAACATTTACATCTGTATCTTTACCTAATAATTTTTTTGCTATTGCGTTAGATGCTTCGCCTACAAGATTAGGTGCAATAGGAACTGTAAGTTGTCTACCTTTTACAATAGCTTGTACAACATCATCTGTTATACCATATCGTAAAGCTAATACATATTGCTGTTAACAATCTTAATAATTCTGGTGGAGCTTGATTTAAACCTGGCATATCCATCAACACAGATAAATCTTTGTTAGCAACAAAAGCATCTACTAATTTATCGCCTCTTTTTGTTTCTTCTACTATTTTTGAAGCTGTGCTTCCAAACATTAATTTTCTAGCTTCTTTTCTAGTTATAGTTCTTTCAACACCACCAATTTCAATTTTGCCACCTTTAATAGTTTGGATAAATTGTTTTATTAATGGAACATTTTTTATATCATCTCCTACTTTTACAGTTTTAAATGCTTGTTGTAATCCTTCGTCAACTAAACTACGCAATCCTAATTTTGCACCTGATAAATATCCAAGTGCATAGTTTGTAGGGTCACCTAAAACTCTAAAAGCACCATCTAATACTGCAGAACCTATTGCATATCCAAAATCTTCTTTACTAAAAAATTGTCCTGCAACAATACGACCTGGTGATATATTTACTTGTCCTGCTTTTCTTGTTTCTGTTTTATATTGATTTTCTGCTTCTTCAAATTGTTCTGTTATAGGAACTCCATAAATTTCTACAGATTCCCTATAAGCATCTTCATCAGATAATCCTTGTCTTTTTAAATCTTTATAACCTTGTGTGTCTTGTATTTTTGTAGAAGCAGGAAAAAAACCTTTACCTAAATTTAATGGCTTACCTTGTCGTAGTTGGTCAAATGCTAAATTAAATTCTGTTGGTCCATAATTATCTTTTGCTTCTTTGTATACATCTGCAAATTTATCTCCAAAGATAGCTCTTCTCATTCTCTCTGCAGCAACTTCACCATCTTTAACACCAAGTGTTGCAAAACTTGTTGCAGCACCTGCAACACCTAAAAGTGTATTTGCAGCTACAGTCTGATACCTATTAGCTTTAACATTGCTGTTATCTGTAGCAACAATAGTAGATTTGAAATTTCTTGATAAAGGTTGAAAACCTAAATCTAACATTAACAAACCTAATTGTGATGCTCTTTTTCCTACACTTACAGAAGCTAATGCTTTTTGATTATTTTTTATAGCAACACTATTTTGTCTACCTGCTAATTCTAAAGCTAAATTAGAATCATGCTCCACACCCAATAAAGACCCATACATAACTAATTTAGGGTCTAAGTTTGGATATGATTTAGATAGATTAGCTGCTCGTTCAGCAACTTCTGGTGTCATTGTATTTCTAAAAAATTCTAATTCTTTTAAATTAGCTTGTGTGTTGTCTGCTATGTAGCTATCTAATTCTGGTGGACCAAATAATATTTGTCTGTATTCTCTCATTAAATACCAAAGTAATCGTCTTGTTCTGGATTACTAACAGGTTCTTGTACAATGTCTTCTGCTAATAATTCGTCAAAAATAGGGTCTTTAGTAATTTCTTTTGCTACTGTTAAGAAATTTTGCAATGTGTTTGTAGCTACAACTCTAGGTCCATTACTTCCTGGACCTACAGGTATACCTGCAGTATTTGGTTCAAATACATTGTTAGTTGGTGCAGCAATATTTATTGGAGAAGGTAAAGGTCCTACATTAGCAGGTCCAGATGTAAGAGCTGCTTCTTGATTTATAGGAGGAGCAGAACTGACTTGTGCTGCTAAAGCACCTGTTTGTCCTGTTGGGTCACCTTCTTTTCTTGGTGGTTCGTACACATCATAGTATGCACTATCTGGTTTCATATCTGTATTTTGTTTTAATTTACTAGGTTTTCTTCCTCTTCTGTTTCCATTAGCCATCTTCTTGACCCTCTATATTAAAACCAATATCTAAACTTATCCATATACCAGGAATAGGTGTAGGTAACATTACATTTCCAAGTGGTACTTCTTGTTGTGATATTATCTCTGTACGAATTGTAGGGTCAAAATTAAAATCTGTTTCATCCCAATTTTCTTGATTTATAATATCATAAAATTTTTGGTTAATAATATTTTCTTCCATTACGCACCTTCTGGTTGTTGTCCTAAAGCACCTAACACTTGTTCAATTCCTACTGGTGATTGACCTAAATTTAAACCTTGTTGTTGAGCTTGTTGTTGTTGACCCATCAAAGCTAACTCTTCTTGTGATGGTTCTTCGCCTTCTGATGTATAAAATTTATCTAGTATCTCTGACATTTTTTGTGGGTCTTTTCTTATTTCTATTGCTGCCATAGTAGCTTTTGGATTACCTTGTGCTGCTTGTGCCATTAAAGATTCAAACAATACTGTCTCTGCTTTTTCTGCACTTATTCGTTGTTGTATCTTAGTAATGTTATCTAACCCATCCATGTTTTCTTGTAATGTCTGTGTATCAATAATACCTTGTTGTTTTAATTGCAAACCTGTAATAATTTTTTGTGGTTCGTCAAACCCTGCCATAACACCATAGACTCTTCTTGTTTCATAAACTTCTGATATGTCAGATGATGGTGTATAAGATTCTTTGTACGCAGTTCCTTTATGTCTTCCTGCAATAGGTTTACGCTTATTAGGAAACATAATTTCATCGTATTCTAATCTTTTAGCGTCTAATTCTTGCAATGCTTCTTTTAATACTGTCTGGTATTCTCTTACATGCAATGACGCAGATTGACCAAGTTCTTCTAATCCTCTACCAGTAACAAATGAGTTAGGACTTTGTCCATCATCTGATACAGGATAAGCTGCACCTAATCGCAAGTGTCGTTCAAGTCTATCTACTTGTTGAAATAATTGGTATGGTAGATTGTTGACTGGCTTAGACACTTGTGAACCAGGTGTCAAATAGTTTACAGCAAATCTGCCTTTTCTATATTTTCCTGATTCTATCTCACCAACAATGTTTGTTTCTGTAAATACTGCATCTTCCATAGCAATAGTTCCAAGTATGTTAATTTTTGCCATATTAGCCATAAGACCTGTAATGTGTTGGAATTGTGATTGCATTTGGTCAAACGCATATCTTTTTGCTAAAACAAAACAAGGTCCTGAATTTAATATGTTTGGCATAAAATCTATAATTTTTTTGTTTTCAGGAAGAAATACATAAGTTCCTTCTTCATCTCTATACTCAACTACAACTTTTCCATGACCTGTAGAGTTAGCCCATCCTCCTGCTCTGTCTGTACTATCTAGTAATGCAGAATATGGATTTTGAAAACCATCATCATTTTCTTCTTGTGCAAATATATATTGTTTTGCTTCAGGATATTGTTCTGCCAATATTGTATGTGGAACTCTACGAATTATTGCTAATTCCTTTGGTTGTTGGTCGTTACCAAATATTCCAGGGTAACAACTAAATGGGTCTTGTAATTCAGCATAGGGATAAGGGTTACCATCTTTATCTCTTTTATGTCCTATAGTCCAAGCAACAAACCCATAACCTGGTAGCCATCTTGCAACTTGTGGTAACTGCATGTGTAGTTTTTGAAATTTGTCGTAAGATGTAACAATTCGTTCTACTTTTTCTGATTTTTTTCTAGCTCTCTCGCTATCTTTTTGATTTATAATATCTACTTTTAAATCAGGACTTCTTCCTAATTTTTGTGCAAATCGTTCTAGTGCAGTCAAAAACATATTTGGTGCAGGTAACTCGTGGTACTCTACATTTACAGTATTACCTAGCAATGCTTTTACAGCAGCTTCTCCACCATTCATAATGTCACGAATCCTAGACCTATCAATCATTTGTTCTTGATTTATAACTCTAAGATAATCTATTTTATCGTATAACTTCTTACTATTTAATGGCATTTAACTCCAACTATCTATATCCATACTACTAGGTTCGTACCCTTCAAAGCTAGGATTATAATCATATCCTAGTTCTGCAAAGCGTTCTTTTTGCATACGCCTAATTGCTCTCATTGGAAACCAACTAGCCATAACTATGTCAGTTTTAGTTCCAACACTTTTGCTTTTATTTTTAGCAGAGCTGAAATAAACCAACTGACTTGTATATAAGTTTACCTTTTCTTGTGCTTCAAAGCTAAGATATGGCAAAGAAATATTTTTTTCTTGGAACATTGGTCGCATAGCTGTAACACCATACAAAGGGTCAAATTTGTTTTTGTATGTTTCGTGACCTTCTAAAAATATACCATGACCTGATGCAAATTCTCTAATACTTTTGTCTTGTCTAATTGCTTTTTGAAAACCATTTTCTTCTATTACCCAATGTGACAGATTGTATTTCATCCACCATTCTTTTATTACATTCAATGCTTGTGGTATGCCACCACCTAGACTGTTGTTCATATCTACCATGTGTAATTTATTGTCTACAGGTTCGTATGCCCATAAAAATGCTGCTTGATAACCTGTAGATGCAGGGTCTAATCCTGCAATTAATCTTGTACCATTTGGAATGTTACCTATGTCACGCTTTTGGTCACGACACTCTTCTATTTCTACCCTGTCAAATAAAGCCAATCCATCAGGCATAGCAACATTAAGATAAACCATTTCGTATATAGCTCTACCACCTGTAGTTTCTGCTGCTCGTTTTCTATCCATTAACCATTTGTAAGTTCTTTTACTTGACCACAACATACATTCTTTATGTTCGTCTTCGTTCCAATCAGGTAAGTTACAACCAGTATCATGTGCTTCTTCTACGATAGTTTTCCAAGATTCGTTTTCTAACAAATGCGAATACAAATCGTCATAATGTTGTCTTGAACCAATAACGACCATAGCTGTGTGTTCTTCTTTACGACTTGACAAAGTTGTTGTCCACCAACTTCTTGTGTTTTGTCTTGAAGATGGTTGCATAGTAGAAGTGTGGTCCTCAATGTCGTCTGCAATAATTATGTCACAGTCTCTTGATAAAATTTTACCACCTCTACCTAAACCCACCATGGTAGGTGATTTGATACCAGTAACTGTCCTAGTTCCTACAGTAAAACCATTTTGTGACCAAGATTTCCCAGTTCTTGTACTAGGTTTAAATTTTGGTCCAGGACCACATATTTCTTCTATTAACAATTCATTACTTTCGAGTTGGTCTAGTACAGAACTGACTGCGTTTTTTGCAATCTCTTCGTTACCACCTACCCATAAAATACGAATGTTAGGTTTTGTGCAAATGAGCCACACTGCAAAATGTATTAATAAATCTGTCTTACCATGTCGTGGTGGTGACAGTATCATTTGTTGTTCACCATTTTCTATAGCATCTAAAATAGAATTAATCCACTTTATATGAAAATCTGGTGTTTCGTATGCTTCACCTTTTTCTGTCTGAAAATATCTATCTCTAAAATTTTTAAAATCTTCTAATGTTTTTTCTGCAACTTGTGGTTGTTCCCAGTTTTCTTTTTCAACTTGGTTTTCTAAATCTTCTATGTATGCGTTATACGCCATAGATACTGCAGCAATAGAGGTGTCTAATATTTTTGCTACATCAGATAAAGTATTTTTTTCTTTAAGTATTTCTTCTGCTAATCCTGATTCGATTATGTCGTTATAAACTTTACCTCTACGAGATTGTACATTTTTTTTGCTAGGTATTGTTAATACATCAGTTTCTTGTGTCCATTCAATACCTTTTTTCTTTGCTCGTTTTTTCTGCATAGATATTCTGTTATAACATCTGTCACTACAATATTTTCTTTTACCTTTAGGTAAAGGTCTGTGACATCCTGCTGCGTAACATAGTTTATTTTTTTCCATAGTTTTTACATTCTTTGTTTTGACATTTCATGTCGTCACTTGGTATAAGTGGTCCACCACAGCGAGGACAAGATATGCTTATCAAAATTATTTTTTAATTTTTTTTACATTTCCATTATGTGTTCTAGCAAATTTATGTGTTTTAGTTTCTCTAATAAGAGTTCCATAATATCTTTTGCCACCCCACATCCAACTAACTTTTTTTGCCATTATTCCTCTTCTTCTTTTGCTAAGGCGTATTCAATATCTAAATCAGGTCCACCCATTATTTACCTACTTTTTTTTGTGCATTGACATGTGCTTTATTAAAAGAGCTACCTCTTCTCATAGAGTTATACATGTATTGCATGTGTTTTTTAGTATGATGCTTAGAATGTTTTTTCATAGCATTTTGTTGATTCTTGGTCAACTTAGAAACATCTACACCTTTAATTCTCATTTCTTTGGTTTCCAACCACGCTTCATTTCAGCATAGGCTTTTTTAGATATAGTTGATTTCTTTTTAGACCTAGATGTACCTTGTACTTTTCTTCTATGAATGTTTGCTACCAAACTATTCTTACCTGAACTATGTGGCATAATGTCTCCTTACCACATCTTGCAAGACCAATATCTTGCAGATGTTTTATCTGTTGCTGTATCACACTTGTGTCTTGCCCTAAAAGATTTTCGTGCTGCAGCATTATCTTTTCTAATCTCCATGTTAGGGTCACCGAACATAACTTTTTTTATTTTCTTGCCATCCTTAACATAGACCTTAAATTTTTTACGACCATGCCCAGGTTCACCTTTACTAATCCTAGAAGGTTTATTTAATGTAACCGATTTACCCTGGTATGTAGCCATTTATATTTTTTTTCTTCTTTTACTATCTCTTAATTTTTTAAAATCAGCACCAGTAATCTTGTCGAATGGTGGAGCTTGACCTGCTATCTTTTTTTGCTTAGGTGACAGCATTAGTAACCCATCTTTTTTTTCTTTTTCTTTTTTTTGCCTGGCATCTTGCCTCCTTTATATATTAATACTATATCATATTGTGAAAAAAAATTTTTTTTTTGGGGTTCATGAAGTATAGCGTACCCTTCACTTGCGTGAAGGGCGTACTATACAAACAAAGAAAGGAGGGCTATGAAGTATATCTTAAATAAACCAAGGAGGTTTGAATAAAGACTTCATGCCTTTCTTGTGTTTTAATTATATCACCCTAGTTCTATAAACAAAGGTATTCGCATTTAAATTTTATTGTGGTATGGTAGAGAAACAAGCAAAGAGTTCTTCCTGCTTTTAGAAAAGGATTCTTGATGAAAACATCATTTAAGTGGTTTAGCAGGTCCATGGTAACTAGGGTTAAAGCCTATTACTTCACATATTGAAAATGAAATCAGTAATCATCTTTACTGCTGTAAGTTAAAGAAAAGAGCTAATTAAAAGCGACAGACTAAGGATGTATTACTGACTGTTACTAATTTTAGTTCATTCTGGTTTGGGAGGGAGTGACACAGGGTCAGCACCACTACTTAACAGTAATTAAAGTAAAATAAATAAAAAAAAGAGTCTATTACTAGCAATAAAGGTACATACATTATCTAGTACCACTACATATAGTACCCCCTTTAACAGCATA